ATAAAAATTCAGTTTAGTTCCTGGAACTTGAATGTTTTGTATGTATGGATAAACAACATCCATAATATTATTAATGGAAGCTTTTACTCCAGAACCACCGCCTTTTCCAGTTGATGTAGCGTTAGTACTACCATTTTGGTTATTACATGTAAATGAATCATGTGTTACTGAGCTAACTGTATGACCAGCATTTATTTCACTAGCTGGTATACCATTTACTGCAGCTTGACAACCAGAAATTGATACACTATTACCATTACTTAATCCATGGTTCTTAGCATGTACTACAAATGTTTTTGCACCACTAGTTGTTTCTAATGAGTTCACATTTATTTTCTTAAATGGTATAACATCATTAACTAAATTCATCTCACCTTTTTTAGATATATCAAACTCACATCTATTTAATTTAAATTTTAAATCCTTTGATTGCTCAGGTGTCCATGTTGAAGCGTTTTGAGATGTAAAGAATACACCATTGTATGGTTGTTTAGATATTCTCTTACTATTATCTGTTAAATCTTGTCCACCCATATTAGCAACATATACTTCATAACTGTCACAATTAGATGTTAATACAATTGCATATTCAACATCTGGATTTAAATAAACTGGATGGTCAAAACTAAACTTGGTTGCTGTATCAGCATTACCAATTGAGTTATTTGCTGATTGGTCTGATGCTACACTAACATCACTTGGATATAATATCTTATCTGCACCTGGTACAATTTTTTGAGTTGGTATACCATTTTTAGTTGTACGTATTGTCAATCTAACTGGTATTGAAGCATCTTTACTTCTAAAGAATACTTCTACTGAACTACAGAATAATCCACCTTTTCTATCAATTAAAATAGTTTGAGCTAATGGGTCTTCCCATACTGTTGTTTCAGTTTCTACTACAGTTTCTGTTAATGTTCTACTATCACTTAATTCTGAATTAACTAATCTTGGAACTTTTGTAGATACTATAGTTTCTTGTAATGTTTCTACTGTACCTGATGCTGTGTAAGCAGCTTCTGCTGATGATGTTTCCACATTTCTTCTATTTGAACTGTCATCTGATAATCTAAATTCTCTTGTTCCTGTTGCAAATTTAAGTGCATCATTTCTAGGTATTAAGAAAGAACCATTTAATACACCATTTGCATCAGATACTAAACTTACTCCCGAACCATCAGGATGTTGTGTATTTCCTTCAAAAGTATCTACACTTGCTAAGTCAGAGAACTCAAATGGATTTGAATTACTAAATGTTTCAGTTCTTGTAAAGCTAGATATATCAGCACCATCGAAGAATGCATAAAATCTTGTATTTGGTTTTAGTAATTGTGCTTTAAAATTAATAACTCTAGACCTAATAAATGGTACAAAGTTAATTGCTATTACTTTAGTTCCATCACTCTTTGTGATTGTATCAAATGCTAATTCAGTACTTAATCCACTTCTTGATTGATTTGTTGTTGTGGTAGTTGTTGTCGTCGTTGTTTCTTCAATACCTCCATCATCAAAATCATCAAATGTAGTTTCTGATTCAACCTCTACTCCAGTCCAAGTTGTTTCCCACTCGTTCCATACTGTTCCTAGTATACCTTCTTCTTCAGCCATTTGTTTAAATTGGTCAAATGCTGCAGTATCATCAATAAATACTGTAGGTCTTACATCTGTATCTTTCCACTCATCACTATCAGGTGATAATTCTATCATACCATTCCATTGCCATATATTATATGGATTAACGTTTATTCTTTCTGATGAGAATGGTTGATTTATAAAGGCTGTTTCTGTAAATGGTAAGTGTACTAATGAAGCACTCTTAGTTGCAAGTTGGTGAGTTGATGCTCTACCACTTGGAACCGCATCACCTGTTTTTCTAACTAAGTTAACATTTCTATTAATTGATTGTGGTCTTAAAATACCTTGATTTCTATCAGTAGCTGCTGAATATTCAGGATTACTTGTGTCTGCTTTACTTGTACCATAGAATGCATCAACTATAAATCCATTTTTTAATCTTTCACTTGAACCACCGCCTCCAAGTTGTATGTCGGCTGCACTTTGTTCTAATAAAGATAGTGATGTAAAGTACTCAACGTTCTTTAATCTTTTATCTAATCTACCGATATCACGCATTGTATATCTTTTATTATCAATCATAACTGGTTTGATATCTTGTGATGCATCAAATACGTATGGATTAATTTTCAAATGGAACATTGCCATTGAATCATCTGGAGCCTGAGGTGCTCTTGGTTTTTCATCAGATACACCAGTCACTGTACCAAAATCACCATTTTTATCAACAAATAGAGTATCAGTTCTTCCTAGCCAATGTTGAATTGTTGCACTATAGGCATTACTACTTGCTGGGAATCCATGTTCTAATACTACTGCACCTGTACCTGTAAAGTTATTTGCACCTGAGTTAGCTTTTCTTGGTCTAAAGTCTATACAATCTCTTAATTCTAATTTGCCATTTATTGAATTAAATGTTGGAATGTTATCAAAATCTGGATATGAATCAACAGTAAAGAAGCTACCAGAGCCATGTGCATAATACTTATATGATACGAATACTGAAGCACTACCTGCTGTTGGGTCTGAAAATCCGGATTTCAATATTATAGAACCATTATCGTAGAAATTTTCTCTCATTCCACTATCTAAAATAAATTGGTCTTTAATTGATACACCACCACCTGAGTTAGCTGTTCTGATATCTGTAATTTCATATACATCAGAATTTACTAGAGCACCAACTTTATTTGTTAAAGAAGTCACTTCTTCATTTGAAACTGTTGTGGCTGTTTTAGATTTTGCTGTTTGATTTGGAATTGATACATTAAATATTGCATGAAACTTTTTACCACTACCAGCAGATTGATTAAATGTAATTGTAGTTCCTGATATACTAGCACCATAATTACCTGCGTTTCCAGTAAATGCACCAGATGATGCATCAACTATTTGAGCGATTACATTACTTGCATCTACTATAGCAGAGCTTCCTGGTAAACCTGATACTGCTATTTGATTTGAGTTAGTATTACTTTCAGCTCTCATTTTTACAGTAATATTTGAACTTGCATCTGCATCTCTAACTGCTCTAAATGGAAATGGAAATACTGCCGTATTATTTCTTGTATCAAATAATAAACCTTCAGCTCCAGAAACAAAGTTTGATTGGAAAGTTGTTGTGCCTTGTTTTAAACTTCTTACTGCTCCAAAGTTTCCTGAAGACATTTGAATATCAAATAAATATAATCTAACTTCAGAGCCAAATACTTCCATACCTCTTGCTCTTGCTGTACCAACTACAGAACCTCCACCATCTACAGCATTGTGTAAATTAATTGTTTCAAAATTTGCAATATTAGGTACACCTTCAACATCAGAAGTTAATAACTTAACATAATTACCAATTGTTAAAGTTTGTGTATATCCTGTTATTTGTCTTACATCACCAGTAGTTGTTGAAGTATCCCTTGGTTTATCTATAGCAACATCTTTATTTGTCACTGTATTTTCTACTCTGAACCCTTTTACATATGCTATGTTAGGTTCTATTTGAATAGATGCTTTTGTTGCACTTCCACCATTACCACTTGTTAAATAACCAAAGTTTGAACCAGTATCTAAGTGTTCTTTGATATTTAATTGATATGGCGCTACTGCATAATTACCTGATTCTTCATAAGTTCTTTTAGCTAATCTTCTGTCTAATGGAACTTCTGGGTCATCAGTGGTATCTACTTTGAGTATACCATTTTCAATTTCTGCTAATATAATAAAGTTTTCAATTGCAATAGAAGATACACTAGCAGCTTTTACAAGTGTAGTAGTGATGGCATATCTATCTGCACCTGGCGCTGAAAAGTTTGGAGCTCCTAAAGCATTATCAACTAAGCTCGAATCTGTTGTTGATTGTACTAACGACTCTGTGACTTGTAATCCAACTACACCATTTGGTGTTTGGCTATACTTATCACCGCCGTTATCTAATGTGATTGAACCTGCTGGTACGAATACAAAATTACCTCTTAAAAAGAATACACCTTCTTTAATATTAAAAGATGAGTTTTTACCAACAGCATTTGTGATTGATGAACCTGAACCTGCACCAACTTTTACAAATGGTGTACCTGAAGCATCGCTTTGAAGTACCTCACCATCGACAAAAGCTTTGGTTGTATTATTTGTACCTGAGTTTGTATATGAAATATAAATTGTATGTGGGTTTGAACCTTCAGCAGCTTCTACTGCATCTACCATGGCAGTCACACCATTTGTTGCACCAGTTAATGTTGAACCTACTATTGAATCTAATACTGCTGCTGTGGTTGTATAATCTGTTGAACTATGTGTAAAAGTTGATTCTACCTTTATAAAATCTCTCTCAACGTTTAATGATTTCTCACCATTAATTACTGAGTCACCTTCTTTAAATGCATATTTACCAAACCTATCAAGCTGTGCTTGTAGGAGTGTTTGCATTTGAGTAAGTTCTCTTGCTTGAACTGAAACACCTGGTTTAAATAATATACGATGAAATCCTTTTGACTCATCAAAGTCATCGTAATATGGTGTCACATTATAATTTTTTATATTAGTAGTTGCCATAAAATTTCCTGTTAACTATATTAGAATTCTAATATAATTTTAATATCTTCAATTTGTGATGCTGTTCTGTTAATTGGTAATCTATTTTCTAAGAATAATATCTCACCACTTTCTCTATCCAACTCAGATAATATTACTGCACTTGAACTTTCAAGAGTACCATTGGTTCCACTAGTTCCACCTAGAACTTGTTCACCATTGGCAAAGGATACAAATCCTGTTTTTTGATTTTGATGGAAGAAAACAAATCCATTACTTGAATCTATCTCTGTGACAAAAGCGACTGCCCCTGAAGTTTGACCAGTAATTACTTCATCAACTGTAAAATCAGCTACACTACTCCCTGAACTAAATGTACTTGAGAAGTCTAATTTATCTAAAGCTTTTAAAGTATCTGCTGATGCTATATTTCCTGCTGGAGATGCTGTACCATTTAGTGGATTTTTTAATAACATTATTTGTCTAAAATCATTACCAACACCTAAGTCTCCGGAACCATCAGCTCCATCTAACTTAACGTTTAATCCCATAAAGAATCCACCAAGTTCAGCTCTTGGGTCAGTACCATGACCACTCTTACCTACACCTCTATAGTTAGGTGCAATAATAGCTCTTGCAGCTGCGCCTGAGCCACCTCCACCTGAGAACGTAACTCGTGCTTTTGTATAATTTGTACCTTTAGCTGTTATTGTAATTCCTGTCACAGCTCCACCAGCAACTGTTGCTGTTGCGGTTGCTCCACTACCATCTCCGGTAATTGTGACTGTTGGTGCTGATGTATATCCTGAACCTGAACTTGCTGCATCTGTTCTATTACCACTAGAATCTACACTTTCCAAAACCATTCTTTCAATTCCGGCAGCTAGGGAATCATCTCTTGATGCTTTTTGGTTTAAGTATTGAGAATAGTCAGCTTCTGAAAGATTAGCTTCTGCGTTAGCATCCGTAGCATAATCAAATGATAGAATTGCGTTTGCTGATACGACACCAGTATTTACTACATCAACTGTAATTTGTGAACCATTAATTGCTGAAACTTTTGCTTTTGTACCAGATTGTCCACCTATATTGGTACCTGTGACTGACATTCCAACAGCAATATCATCACTTATTTCTTTTAATATGATTGTTGAAGCACCTGAAGCTGATTGAACAGCAACTTGTCCTTCACCACCCATTGGGATATATTTAACTGGCATATAAGCATTTGTTAAAAACTTCTCAGCATCTGTGACTGATATTGTATACATAAATTTCCATGTATATCCATCTGATTCTGCTTGTGGTTGTGTTAATGTTTGAGTTGGCTGTTGAGTTGATGCACCTGAACCAGCTACTATACATTTATAAACTTTAAATTCGTTCGTTACGACATAGAATTTCTTATCGAATATATTTGAATCCTTTGAATCCCATGCTACGTAGGATGTTGAACCATCCCAAGTGTGTCTGTTTGTGACGTGTGAAAGGTTAGCTGATGAAACTTTTTTAACACCTTGTAGGTTAGACCTTGCTATACCGAACTCGTCTAAATGGTCGCCTGGTGTAGGTGCTGTTGCTAAATCGGTAGTATCAGAAGTGGTATTAGACCACACATCACCTTTACCAATACCAACATATACCGCACTATTTGCGACATCTTCTTTGAAGTTGCTTGCGTTTACAACTCTAAAATTATTTGATACTATTGCTGCCATTTTTATTTACCTTCTATTCTATTTCTACGAATGTACGTATATTATTATTATTTATATTAGTTGGATCGACGTTTTGAATTTCTACGTCACCTAAAAAGCTTATTTGTTGATTTGAGTTAAATAATCTAGGTGTATCGTAAAAATCGCCTTTCCTTTGTTTATAACCATTATTTATAATGGTCCTGAAATTGTCAATTCCAAACCCGTTATGTATATTAGTCATTTTATGATTTAAACTGAGTATTAATATCTCTTGTTGATTTGCTGCTCTTAATTCATTCACAGTACCTGAGTTAACTGTAATAATTGGGTCTGTAGTATATCCAGAACCTGGTACTAAACTTGATATTCCTGTAATTAAACCATTTCCATCAATATCTACAGTTGCTGAAGCTGTTGCATTGCTTGATAATGCTACACCATCTACATCCACAGCTGTCGGTGGTGAAAAAGTAAGAGTTGGTGCTGATCTGAAATTCTTTTGTTGTGGCCCTGTTATCTCAACTTCTGCAATCTTAGTTGCATTTGAATTTGCAGGGACTGTAGCAAATAATTGACTAAATCCACCACCCGGATTTGATATTGTAATAGCGTCTACGTCTAACTCTCCTTTTGATGTTAAACCTATTGCTGCTACTGGAGTAGTACTTGAGCCTTCAGCTGTACCACTAAAAGAAACTGATAATGAACTGCCACTATAACCAAATCCTTTTTCACTAATCTCTATTGATTTAACTTGTCCATTCTCATTTGTAAATGATACTGTAGCTGTTTGACCAGTTAATGAATGAGAAGTACCACTTCCTTGCGAACTTATATTAACTGCTGAACCACCTGAACTTGTAGATAACTTAATTGTATTTCCAGATTTTTGAACTACAAAGAATGTTGTTTCAGTTAGTCCTCCTATATTACTACCATCACCATTACTATATGTGACTTGGTCATTATTCTCTAAAGCTGCAGCTTGAGCTGATGAAAGTGTTATTGTATTATTTGATGTACTTACAGCTGATGATGGATTAAAAGTCAATGCTGCTGGAGCAGCAACTGTACCTTGTGGAGTACCATAATTTTCTCCACCATCTGTTATTGTAATACCTGACAGTTTACCATTTGTTATTGATGTGCTTAAAGTTGCAGTTGTAAATCCACTAGCTGCAGCTGCATCTGATGTTGTAATTGTTGGTGCACTCGTATAACCGCTTCCACCGCTTACCACTGTGGCTGTTTTAATTACACCATTTTTTAATGTTAATGATAACGAACCCGACCTATGTATTTTTGCTTTTACAATTGGTGTGAATTGAGATGCAAATACTTCTACCAATAATGGAATATCTTCTATACCAATTACACCTGGTTGTAATTCAGGCATTGAAACTTTATTGAGTAAAGCACCCAGTATACTATCAGTTAATTGTAAGAAGATTAAAACTTCAGCAAAATATATAAAACCAGCTGGGTGAACTAATTTATCAAATGCAGTTTCCCAATCACTTAAACCTCTACCAGTTTTTACTATGTACGCAAACTTTTGAAACTTTTTACTATCGGTTATTATTTGGTCATAAGATAAGAATCCTTTTTGGTTTAGATATCTTCCTCTTGGTACGAATGTCACAGATGCACCAGATGGCAAAGTAATTGCTTGGGATAGGGTTATTACCTTTCCAGTTGCATCTACTTGTGATACTGTAGGTGCATTAACTAAAGTAAAAGTTGTTCCACTTGTAAATTTTGCACCAGGTTTTATATTCTCATTACTTGCTGTAATGTTTATTGTTGCTGTATTACTTGCTGCTGAAGATAATGTAGTGACATGGTCAGCGTTTTGGTCCCAATCACCTTCAGAAGGTATTAATGTTTTTTGAAATGGAAACTCTACTTCAACTGATTCATTAAATAATAATCTAAAGAATATTTCAATACTATCTGAGCTACCTCTTAATTTATAAAAATCTACTATTTGTTTATATAATGTTCTTCTATCTCCAGAAGTATTTCTAGGTAATGATACACCAATTTCTTTCTGCATCATAGTTAGGAAATTGTCATCATTTAAATCTATATCCATAGCCTTTTCAATTGTGTTCATAATATTTGAAGGACCAGGACCTACGTATTTTTTAGTTAATGTTGTTAGTGTTGCTGTATATCCATTGAATGAACCTAATCCAGTGACTGTAAATGTTTTACCAATCTCACTTGTAAGTTGTAAACTTCCTGGTAGTTCATTACCATTTGATATTGCAGTATTAATTGCATTTAAGGGATATGTCATAGTTGCACTTGCACCTTCAAAAGAGTGTAATACTCCAGCACCTAATCCACCTATAGCAACAGCACTTCCACCAGATGTTGCTGAGATTTGTATTACTCCACTATCTGAAAATATCACATAATATTGTTGACCACTTACTAAACCATTAATTGCTGTTCCATCACCAGCTTCGTATTGTACTATTGTTCCAACTGGTAAAGCACCTTGGTTGGTAGTGCCTACATTTAATTTATTATTAGAGACATCAACTATCGATGATGAAGAACCATCAAAGATGAATTTAGCAGGTGATTTCCCAGTTGGAGAAGTGAGTACAAGAGTTGAATTACCAGCATCTGAATCTACAAAGAATTGATTATTCTTTTGAGAATCTGGCATTCTGAATCTGGCAATATCATCTAAAACTATATCTGTAAATGTACTTGTTTCTTGGAATATGAACTCGTCCATATTCATAAAAGTATAATATGCTTCTAAAAATTCTCTTAATTTAGTTTTATCATGTATAATCTCAGATGGAATTATTTGGTCTAAACGAATATGTTCCTTAGTATCAACTAAAGATGAATCATCTAGTTCTATAACTCCTGGTGTGAGATTTGATTTTGCCATTAGTCTTTAAGTCTTGATGTTGTTGAATATGATATACTTCCACTTGAACCAGCAGTTGCAATTGTATCAATCTCAGGTGTTATATCAACTCTTGAGCTGTCAATATCTAAAAGCTGTTCTCTTTTTGGTGCAATATCTAAAGAATCAGGTATAACTGAAACTCTTATACTTGCGTTTGTTGTTGGTAAGAAGTTATTTAAAGAAATTGTTCCTTCACTAATATTAATTAATCCTGCATCTGCAACAACAGTGATGTTTTTACCATCAACTACTTTATAAACAATTACTTTTCTCGTTAATGTTTCACCATCAATAGGAACATCACCAAAGAAATGGTCACTTGTATCTGAGCCATTTAGTTTAAAAGCTGAAGATGATAGCAAGAATTTTTTACTTGTACCTCTACTTAAAAACTTACCTGCAAATGAAAGGGTATGATTTTGCGTAGTAATATTTCCATCAGCATCTGTGAGTGGTGTAAAGTTTTGAAACATTCTTGGTCTTATTGAACTGTTTAAAATTGCTGGATCTGCTGTATCTACTTGGTTTGTTAATTGTGAATGCCTAAATACACCATCAAATTTATTTAAGTTGTTAAAATTAAAATCACTAATAATATCTTTTACTAATGTTGTTAATTCAGCTGAAGTTCTATCTGTTAAGTTTGGATTATATTTAAATGCTACATCTAATTCTAATCTTGTAAAAGACGGGTCAACAATCTCAGGTGTAATTGATACAACATTCTTACCTTTTAATATAGAATCTTTTATCTCGGTTTTTTCATCATCGGTTAATTTATCAGCTAATAAAGGTTTGATTGCTACATAAGCTCTTCCAAAATCAGGGGTCGCTTGGTCTTCACCACCCCATGTTGCTATGGAATCTATATTACTAAAATTCTTTTTAATAATAGCAGCGTAATCTTGTGATGTGACAGCTCTATCTTGAGATACAAAAGTAAGTGGAGCGTTAAATCTAATTGATTCTGATGATTCTTGTTCTACACCACCAGCAGCATTTGTGACCGTGACGATTGGATTAGGCACCGCATCTGTACTTGGTACGGAAAATAAAGTTGGATTTGAAGTTTCGAAATCTGCTGATACACCTACTTGGTCAACTATAGTAAATACACTTGCACCATTACTTTCGTTTCCTTTTGTTTTTACATAATCGACAGTAATAATATTATCGTTTATAGGTTTGTATCCTGTAACGCCATCGCCAAAGTATACTTCAAAAAATCCTGATGGATTTTCTTGTAAGAAATAAACCTTTGAAGTTGCATCAACATCTTTTAATGTTTCAAATTTTGAATATACTTCAAAAGCTGTTGAACCTTGTGTTTCCTGTACACGTACACGTAACGTACTTGTATCTGCGTCTTTATCACTTAATTGAAACTTTTGATTTTCTATATCATTATCAACTCTATATTTCAATTCTCTTAATGACCCTTCAACGAGTGTTACGTTTGCAAACGAGTATAAGTTTCCTGATAAAGTTGCTTGTTGAGTGTTAAGTACTACAAATTGAAATTCAACACCATCAACGAGAGTGTTTAATTTTGTACCTCTTGGTAATGTGATACTAGTTGGTTTCTCACCTGATACTCCTGAAACATCTACTGTTATATTTATTACAGCCCTTGGTGATAAAGCAGAACGTGGAACGTATCCTAATAGTTTAGCTCTTGTGACTACATTACCTCTTATTTGAGCTGAGTCTAAAAAAGCTTCATTTAAACTAAAGTGTGCGTTCATAGCATTATAATGAGTATTATAAGCTAAAACATCCAATAGAATATTTAATCCTGAGCCATCAAAATCATAATCATTAAACTCGGATTGTTGTTTTAGGAAATTTTTTAAGTTATCTTTTATCTCATTAAAATCTAACTCTGTTACGTTTAAATTGGTTGCCATTATCTTAACCTTCTTAGTTCTATATCTACACTTTCTTGTGTATTTAAATTTTTAATTGTAAACACTAATGTTATTCTATATGAGTTTCTATCCTCATCATTCTGTATGTTTATACCATTTACTGATACTCTTGGTTCATGATTTGTTATAACTTTTCTTATATCATTTCTTAAACCAATTCTAGTTATAGCATCATTTGGCTCAAATAATCTACCTCTTAAATTTGCACCTTTATTTGGTTGAAATGGTCTCTCATGAAAATTTGTCAATATTAAATTTTTAAGAGCATTTGCTACAGCTCTATCATCTTTTAGCGGAACAATATCTTTTCTGATAGGATGCACAGCAAGCGTTAAATCTAAATCTCTATATGGTTTCCTTTGCGCAACAACTTTAGCTGCTGGTATACCATCTACGTTTTTCTTATCTCCTGAATATCCCGCCATATAACTATTTATACACTTTGACTACAACTTTAGGAAGGTTTCTTAGTATCAACTCCACTGTCTGCATCTGAAGTTGTACCACCAGTTTGTGGGTGAGTATGAGTTCCTAGTGTTGGTCCATTTTCTGCATCAGTACTTATATCTCCTGTTGCATGTAATGTTCCTGTAATTGTTGTGTTTCCTTTTATTGTGACTGTATCATTTACTGAGCTGATATGGAGTCCACCATCTTTATCAATTAATACTGTCGTTCCTGATTTGTGTTTAATGTTTATTCTTTCAGCACCATCTGTATCATCAAATTCTACAACATGACCTGATTCTGTTTTATGTACTTTATTTTTTATATTCTCAACATGAGCTTCTGTTGGAATATCTTTTACCTCGTTTGTTTGTGTTGGTATTGAACCTATAATAACTGGGTCTTGAGCACTTGGTCCATCTCTAAAGAATCCAACAACCCATGAACCTACTAATAATCCATGTGTGCTTCCAACACCTGCCTTTGAAGCTGATGTGTTTGGTAATAATACAGTTGCCCAAGGTAATTTTTCTTTTGGCACACTTTCATCGTAATAACTATATGCTCTTACTTTTACTCTTGAATATAGTGTTGTATCATTTATATCTAATACTTCGCCTATAAACCAAGTAAATTCATTTCCTATATATTCATCTATTCTTTCCATTATCCACCTTCTTCGCTATCAATATCAACACCGACTGAATCTCTAGCTAACGTAACTCTTTGTGTAAACTTTTCTCCAAAGTTATTTTTAATTGATTTAATTAAATACACACCACCTAAATATTTGTCAAACATATTTGCTTCGTCAAGAGCAGCACTTGATGATGCTTTACTTACATCCACTTGAACTAATTCACCAACCTCTAATCCAAAGTCACCTAATATATCCATGTGCATTGTATTAGTTTCTAAAGCGTTGTAATAAGCTTCGCCTTTCATAATTGTATTATTTAATGGTGAGTGTATATTTGATGAATCAAATGACCCAGGGTTTAATGAAACGTAATATGCTTTTGATTTAGTAAGCTGATTTAATTTTAATCCTCCAACTTCATCATTATTTGAAAAGGGTTGAAATTTATTTAGTTTATTATTATCTCCATAACGATATTCATTCTTAATAAATTTTTTATTAAATATATCAATCATCTCAAGCTTTGAAGCATACACACCTTTTTGTACGTTTGAAAATTGTGAATAATTTAGTGGTGATGAAAACTTAATAATTCTTTTTGATACTTCATCATAATATTCTGGTGTACCTGGATTATTACCAAAGAATGGCTTTAATTCGAAAGTATGTGATACTTCTTTTTCAAACATACTTTTCAGTGAATCTAAATATATACCTTTATTACAAGTTTCATATAAGAAGAATGGCATACTTTCTTCATAACAACTATTTAATAACCATAAAGCAGCTTGCATAGGTTTCATACTTGGATAAATTCCTTTTACTGGTGTTTTACTAGAAGTATTAATTTTTTCTATTCTTTCAATACCTAAATTATTTTTTAATAATTTTTCTATATTGGATGCTATAGTTCCTTCAAAAGCATTTACAACTTGTTTTGCATTATTTGCCATTAGCCAAGGCGACACCATTTTTAAAGTATAAAATTGCTTTGATGTACTCATTCTGGAATAACCATATAA